GTGTAGTTTCCAATCTTCAACGGGTTCGGGCTGCGAGGCGTAGCCCGCCGGGAGCATCTCCGCTTTTATGTGCTCGGGGATGAGCGGCAACGGTGCCCAGGCCAACGCCCACGCACCCCAGGTCCCAATCACGCATACGCCCCCTCGGTTCAGGAGGAGCATCTTCACCCCTAACGGCGGGGGCTCCTCGGCGGGCAGTCGCCACGTGGTCTGACCCGCGACGTAACTTTTCACCATTTTTGTTTCTCCTCCCTGTGCGTGAGCGCCGCAACTCGGTCGCGCAGCTCGTCCAACTGAGCGAGCAGTTCCTGTAGCTCCGTGGCGTGCACCATGACGTAGTCGTCGCGTTGCGCCAGTTGGCGCACCACCGCCAACGAGCCGTCGTCTACAGAAGCGTCTAGGAACCCTTCGCAAAGGCACACGTAACGTCCGGCACTGTGGCTGGCGTTGCGGTCGAAACCGTGGGGGTGCGCGGGATCTTGTGAGCAGCTCGGCTCGTCATCGAGGTTGCCGGGGTCGCCGCGCATGTTGCGTTTCTTTTGCATTTTCAGTTCTCCATAGTTATCGTAAATCTCTTTTATCGTTCCAATCGCGTTGGCTATCGACAGGTATATCTTTCACGGCATCGTGTTGAGCTTGGATGATAGCGTCAGAACCAACGTTGATGAATATAGCACCGGGTGCTGCATACTGTTCGAAACTTTTCCAACACTTAGCATCATAGTTTACGGTGGAGTCGAACGGCGGGCGCAGCTCTTCGGCTACCGGTTTCAGGAACGGTAACGCAGATCCAATGATCTTTGCGTGGCCGATTTCGCCGGGTTGCATGTTTCGCGCAACCGCGATGCCTTTGCATTTGGTGTTCGGCCAAGCAATCTGAAACGCCCGGATAGCGGTGCCCGTCGAAACGCTCATCCAGACTTCGGTAGGGTCACCGCCGATTTGTTCGCTGATTTGAGCAGCCAGCTTTACAATGCCTGCGGTCACTAACGGTGCCTTGGACAAACCGGGCGGCAAGTACTCAGCACCGTGTTTTTCAGCCCATGCTTTTGCCCAACCGTTCAGGTTCGGCATGCGGACGATCTTGGCGAATCGCAGCTCAGCACCATGGTAAAGCAAAGCACGTTGATGCACCGACGGCTCTTTGGCTGCAGGGCAAAAGAAAATACATTTCTTGCCGTACAGCTTTCCGAGCGTGGCAATCGCGTTGGGGGCCATGCCGGCCCGAGGCGCTACGTAAACGAGTTTGTCGCTCTGGGTTTGTGCGATGAGTTGCTCGGCCCCGTAACCCTTCAAGCTGATCTGGCTCAAATCGCCTCGAAAAATCCAGCGATTGCCGTGCGAGGTAACGACTGGCGGCGTCAACTTAGATACGAACCCGCTACTCATCGACAAGTAATGTTCGCGTGCTCGATGCACGTCCATTTCGGGCGGAATGTCGCGGTTGGTGCGGTCTTCGGTTACTGTGAACATGCGGTTACTCCAGTGGGGGCCAACTGGCCCCGATTGTCAGAACGAAGGGTCTTCATACTTCTCGCGGTGTCCGAGCCGCAACCCGCAGCTGCTGGCCTTTACGAGGCGCTTAGTCTCGGGGTTGATGAAGTGCTCGGCCCACTGACCGTTTTTCATTTTACGGAAAATGCGCCGATGACCGTTGGGGTTGAGCGTGTATTCGTAGACCTGCTGCTCGCTGAGGCCGTTGCGGTCAATGCGTCGGGCGTCGTCTTCCTGAACCACGATGTACCGTTTCAGGTTGTTGACCTCGACCACCGTGGCGGGGTAACGGTCCGACCAAGCGAGCAGGGTAGCGGGCATCCCCGCGTAAGGGGGCTCGCCCGTGGTGCCGCTGGCGAGAATGTGGTTGACGAGGCTTCCGGTTTGAGTTCCTAGTTTCATGTTATGAGCTCCTGAGTTATTGAGTTAGATGTAGTCTTCAACGATCTTCGATGGATTTGATTGACTCGACTTCGATGTCGTGGTCGTCAGCGTTGGGGTAGTCACTATCGTAAAGCTCTTCGATGGCGAGCTCAGCAGCTGCTTCAGCATTCTCGGCTTCGACTTCGATACGCACAAAGCTGGTCAGACGCAGCTCGACTTTGAATGTTTTCTTTTCCATGTTATGAATTCTCCAGTTAAGTTTATCTTACATCGTTCCGCATACAGCGGGGTTGCGTTCGGCGGAGGCAACCGCCAACGCCCTCAAGAGTCCTTTGCTGGGCTCGACGGCGGGCGAATGAATGTAACGACCCGAAAAGTTATGCCCCGACCAACGGTCAGCCTCAAAACGATCAAACCCCAAACCGCCGCCCGCTGAAAGTGCTTTGTTTACGACGACGGTGCTGGTGCGGAACTGTTTGGCGATGTCGGTGATGAAGAGATGTTCGCCGGTGCTCAGATACTGATCGATAACATACTGGCGGATAGAGCCTTCACGGGTGCCGAGGTTGTTGAGTAGATACATTCGAGTTCTCCTGAGTTATTGAGTGTGGCGTTTCAGTAAACGGCGTAGCCGAGTTCCTCGTTGACGTTACGGTTTTCAGACTCCCAAATCATACCCGCTGTGTAACCGAGGCGGTGATGAAGATGCGACCAATACATCAGCTGACCTTCTTTGAAACGGCCTTGAACACTTTCGTACGTCGAGCAAATGCAATCACTGGCGAGCGACTTGTCAAGAGCCTCAAGGGCGGCTTGAAGCTTGTTGAAGGCGGCTTGGTCGGCGTCATACCGAGCATACGCCGCGTCGAGCTGCTGAACGGTCCAATCAGAGTTGTTGAAGATGGGGGTATCTTCGGGCAGCGACCTAAGCCACTTGTCGAGCTGTTTGGGGGTTAGATTTTTCATCTGTTTGCTCCTGAGTTATTGAGTTGTTGATTTGCTGCGCTTGAAGTCATTATACTGACTTTTCCCGAGCCGGGTTGAAAAATCTTCAAGCAGCCGCCGGGCGGTTCAATGGGGCGGTTGAGCGGCGTTGAATGACCCGCAATGAGCCTGAACGAGCAGCCGTTTGGGCGATCGTTCGGGGTGATCGTTCGGCCAAACGATCGACCAAACGATCGACCGAACGATCGGTTTCAGAGTGGCTAAAACGTTCGACGGTCAATGGTTGCCATTGGGGAGGTAGCATGTTGCCGCTGAGGACTTAAAAACGACCGTTCGAGGAACCCCAAAAGTGATCGTTCGTTTGGTTTGATCGTTCTTAAAGAAACCGACCAAACGAACGATCGATTTTGAGGGTTGAAGGGAGATACCGAACGGTCGTGTTTGGGAGCTGAACGGCAGGGGTTGAATCTGTGCGTAAACGTTCCCTTGTCGCTCTGATCGGCTGCGGTGTGGGGGAGGCCTAAAGGCGCTCCCCACACACACTCCGCACAATCCGAGCGCCTGAGCTTGCGGTGGCGAGCGATCGTTCGGTCGGCTAATCGTTCGAACGATCGACCGAACGATCAAAACCGAACGATCGAAAGATAGTTGCCGATTGAGAAAAAGCCGGGTTATAATGCGCCGCACTATGAAGGAAGAAAAACCAACGCAAGAAAAAGCCCCGGCTGCTGGAAAGCGCCGTCCGGGGGGTGCGCAGCCCGGTGCGGGAAGGCCGGCGTTCGTGCCAACCAAGACCGAGCGAGAGCTGGTTGCGACGCTCTCGGGCTACGGGTTGCCGCAGGATCAGATTGCGATTTTGGTCCGCGAAGGCATCGACTTGAGTACGTTGCGCAAGCACTTTGAGCGCGAGCTGCTGCTCGGTAAGGCGAGCGCCAACAGTAAAGTCGGCAAGACGCTCTTCACAAAAGCGGTTGAGGGCGACACGGCCTCGGCCATATGGTGGTCGAAGACGCAGTTGCGTTGGGCCGAGACGCACCGCATTCAGCATGCCGGAGCGGACGACGGGCCGCTGCGGGTTGAGGTAAATGTGTTTGACGAGATTCTGAAAAACATCGAGCTCAAACGGCGTCAGCCCGATGAGGGCGGCAGTGGGCGCGGCTGACTCAACGCTCCGCGAACTGCTGCAAGACTCAAAGCTGCGCGAGGAGTTTGGCCGGCTACCCCTCGAGCGGCAAGCCGCCTGGGCGTGGCGGGCGCTGTGGCTTTCGAAAGCGCATCGTCATCAGCTGCTGCCCGAAGGTGAATGGTGGACGATATGGTTGATGTTGGCGGGCCGTGGCGCGGGCAAGACCCGCACCGCCGCTGAGCAAGTCGGTTGGTGGGCTTGGAGCTACCCGAAGACTCGGTGGCTGGTGGCCGCACCGACCAGCAGCGACGTGCGCAGCACGTGCTTCGAGGGCGACTCGGGGTTGCTCACCGTGATACCGCAGTCGCTCATCAGCGATTACAACAAAGCGCTTCACGAGCTGCGCCTAACTAATGGCTCGCTGATTAAAGGTATTCCGGCCTCGGAGCCTGAGCGGTTCCGGGGGCCGCAGTTCCATGGCGGGTGGTGCGATGAGCTGGCGGCTTGGGAATACTTGCAAGACAGCTGGGATCAGATTCAGTTCGGTGTGCGCCTGAAGCTGCCCGACATGAAGTCCCGCCTGCTCATCACCACGACCCCCAAACCCCGCGACCTGATTGTTGACCTCATCAGCCGAGAAGGCACCGACGTCACCCTGACCACGGCGAGCACTTACACTAACGTCGACAACCTGAGCGACAACTTTCGCTCGCAGATTCTCGCTTACGAGGGCACCAACCTCGGCAGGCAGGAAATATATGCCGAGGTTATTGACCCCGAAGAGTCAGGCATCGTCAAGCGGGACTGGTTCAAACTTTGGGCAGCTGACAAAGAGCTCCCGAAGCTAGAGTTCATCTTACAGAGCTACGATTGCGCCTTTACCGAAAAGACTCAGAACGACCCAACAGCGTCGATAACCTTCGGAGTGTTCAAGCCGCAAGATGGGCCCATGAGCGTGTTAGTCATCGACGCGTGGCAGGATCACCTGCAGTACCCCGATCTGAAACCCAAAGTCATCGACGAGTACGAAATTGTCTTTGGCGAGGGGCGCAACCTGAAGAAGGTCGACCTCGTGCTCGTTGAGGACAAAGCGGCGGGCATCGTGCTCATTCAAGACCTTCAGCGGGCCCACGTTCCGGTGCGGGCGTACAACCCCGGCAACGCCGACAAGGTACAGCGGCTCAGCATCGTGGCCAACATCGTGCGGGCCGGTCGGGTGTACATCCCCGAGTCGAG